GGGCTCACCACCACCAGACAAGTCTTCACCGCCTCCACCACCGCCTCCACCGCCCTCAGGTGTCTCAGCAGTTGCAGCAGCCTCAACTTCAGCATCCTCCTTCTTGTCTGCCTTGCGACCCTCCTTCACGGACTCAATCTCCTCGTCAGTGAGGCCAAGGATGTTCTTGCGAATCCACTTTCTATCGACTGCACCCTCAGGTGCTGCACCTGCGATGTCAAACTTTGTCTTGATAAGCTCAAGCTTTTGAAGCTGTGCAACTGATGATGGGTTATTCAGGCTGAGGTGAAAGTTAAGAAGGTCATCGTCAGTGAAACCGTGTGAGTAAAGATGAATCATAGCCATCTTGTTGAGCTCTGAGATGATGACTTTCTGAATCCGTGTTATTGTCCTTGAGAACCTGATGTCCTCCTGGGCTAGAGTCGCCTTGGCGCCAATCTCCTCGTCATAGCCAAGATATGCCTTAGGAATTTTCAGTGCTGCAAAGAGCTTCTTTTGAATATACTGCACGTCCTCTACGGCTGCAGCATTTGCACCACCGGCAAGTGTCTCGATCTTGGTGCCTGACTCACCACCTCTCACCGGAATAAAATAATCGTCATCTACAGCAAGCGGGTTGTACCTGAGGTCAAGTCTTCCCGTGTTCTGGTCAATGGCCTTGTTTCTCTTCAGGCTTGTCTGGGCTTGCTGCATATAGTTTTCAATGTCCTCAGGTGGGACATTTCCGACATCAATGTAGAAAATGCGTCGCTCAGGTGCCCTCACGATCCTATAGACAAGCATTGCGTCCTCGATGAGGATGAGCTGACGCCAGATCCGCCTTGCAGACTCTAGGACAGATGCCCCGTATGGAAGAAATGCATCATTTCCGAGGAGGCGGAAATGTGTCACCTGCCAGTTCTCAAGGACAGTGTTCCCCCTTGTGATCCAGCGAAAGCGCACAGCCATTGGATCCTTCGGGTCATATCCCTCCTCCCTCTCGATCTCTGCAATGGGAATGGGATAGGCGTTTAGGACACCGTACTTTGGATCAACGTCATTGAAGAGAAAGAAGTCGCCGTACTTGCAGAGGTTTCGAACCCACATCGGCATATTAAAATTGACATTGAGAATGTCATCGAAGAGGTTTGTCAATAGCTCCAGGATGGCCCTGTTCTCAGAGTAGATGTGCAAGACTCTTCCTGAGTCATCCTGAGATGCTGTCTCCTCGGCGTAGATATCAAGTGCAGAGGCAATCTCTGGTGTCGCCTCCATCTCCGAGAAGTCAGAGTACCTTGACATCCTGTCATAAGCACCGTATGCAGAGACAGTGCTAGCATAGACATCAGAGACATTTCTACGAAAAAGCTCGTATGCAGATGACGCAGTTGGTGTCGATTCACCCTTTACTTTTCTCCTTACGACCGGTCCGCTCCGGAAGAGCTTCGTCAATCGTGAGAAAAGATTTCCTTGTGGTTTTGCCAAGCTCACACTCCTTACAAAGATAACTATCTATTCAAGAAGCTACTTGTAAAGCCACGCAATATTGGCAGGCACAGGTGATGAGCCCTGCGGACCGTCATCCATTGTCTGCGGATCATACGGTCGTGGTGAGAATGGATTTCCCACTATGAGAGGTGGAGGTCTCTGGGTGTTCGGTCGATTGACACCAAAACCTGCTAGCATCGCCTTGTATGTGCCGGTATTGTTCTTTTTACTTTCAGTGAGAGTCGGATCATAGAGGGATGTCCCAATGGCCAAGGCAAGGACAAGGTCATCGTTAAATCCCTTCTGTGCCCTAGGGCTGTCACCAAACCAGACAAATGTCTTAAGCTCGTCGAGAAGCCTTGAAGAATAGACCTTGATTGCACCTGTCCTCAGGTGCTCCTCAAGCCTCGTAAGAATAGCTGATCGACTTGGTCCTGATGTTGCAAATCCAAACTTAGCGGAAGGTATCTCTGTGGAGTACTGATATCTCCTGTCATTCATATAGATGTTAGGATAGCCAACGTCCCTCAACTTGATGATGGTCGCAATGCCATAAGTGTTATTCTCAGGACAGACAAGGGCTTTATTGTATCGATAACCGGCTTCGCTGAGGAGGACGCCAAATTGATCAGGTGGCAGTTTTCCCCTGAACTCACAGACCTGCTCAGAGTCATTGGTGTCTATGACGTGAAATGTCGAGTAATCTTTTCCATCACCCCTCGAGACATCACCAGAGATGACATACTTGTGATCTGGGAGGGGATATTTCCAGACCCAGACACCTGACTCTGGCCCCCACCTCTCTATGGGTGAGCGTGTCGCGACCCTAATCTTCTCGAAGTCCTCGGCATTGAGGAATGTGTCACCCGATGATGCAAAGTCACACATAAGCTCTTGTGCAACTTGCTTTCGAGTCATCTGTCGAGACTCTTTCTCAAACCACGCTTGATCCCTTTCCGGATGCACGTCCCACATCAGCTTGATGGGATTAAAGTCAGAGATACCGGTCTCGGCATCAATCCAGAGTTTGTGATACTGATTTCCAACACCGTTTGGTGTGCTGAGGATGATAGCTCCGCCACCGGTGGATAGGGTGGGGTAGAGACCCTTCCAGAGCTCCTCAAAGTTTCTAATGAATGCAGCCTCGTCAATGATGAGGAGAGACAGGGCCTCAGATCGACCGGCATCCTCTGATGTTGGTACTGCCTTGATTATTGAACCGTTAGAAAACTCGATTGAGGTTCGAGTCTCAGATGTCACCTTTGGAATGAGCAGCCAGGGCGGCAAGTTCGCTAGCATTGTTTTTACTTTGCGTACGAAGTTTGTCGCCGTTGCCATCTTGGTAGCAATAATCAGAATGTTCTTTTCTTTATAGAATATTGCACGCCAAAGTGCAAATGCAGCCGTGACCGTGGAGAGTCCCAGCTGCCTGCTCTTGAGAACGATATTAAAGCGATGCTTTACGAACTCTTTAACACAGTCGTTCTGGAATGGGTAAGTCTTAAAGCCGATAAGACCCCTATTGGGATGCGTGATCTTGGTCCATTTGTTGATAAAATGAACGGGATCTTTACCGCACTTTATGACCTCTTCCGTCTGACTATTTTTAGATATTGGTGGCATCAGGACACTGAGAGCAGGATCCTGTAGCGGTAGTATGCAATCCGACGAGGATTGTGAGCCGTTGCCTGGATGATCTCGATCTGGTCGTTCTCGTTTGTCACCTTAGTGCTGATGTCATCGCCGGTGAGAGACTTGTACTCCTTTGCAATGGTCTTTGTTGCATCTCGTAGCATTGCCTTGGCTCTTTCTGACTCGCGGGCCGTCTGCTGCCTGAAGGATGTTTCACTAGCATAGTGAACGACACAGGTGTAGCAGAGCTCCAGTCCATTAGTGCCGATTATCTTGGATGTGATGGAAGTTGTGCCATCCTTAGATCCCTTGCAGGTTTCAAGGGCTTGACCCAATGCATTGTAGTTCATTCTATCTCCTTCTCCTTATGTATCTCTTACACCGATAAACTGTCTAGCAGACCTAACGGTTTTCACGACATCGTGTGCAGGTCTCCATCCCTCTGTGAGCCACGCATCACGATTTGGATCAAAGAACTGCTGCTCACACTGGCGGCAGCAGCCGGCTAGCTCAAATGCATCGACATCATAAGATCCCACAAGCACCTCATCACAGAGGGGGCAGAATGTGGGCACCTTGGGTGGAGCACAATTAACTGTTCGGAAGTGAATCGGTGGCGCTAACGTGCGCATCAGGACCCCTTGTTGTGACTTCAATAAAACCATCGACAGCATCCTTCACAGCATCGACGTGTGAGATTACCAGCACAGTCTTGAAGAACCTCTTCAAAGAGTGAAGGAGCTTGTTGCAAGACTCAACATTCTGCTCATCGAGGGCACCAAATCCCTCATCAATGATTAGGATATCTGACTTTGGCAAACTTGAAATATTGATTAGCGCAACCCTAATGGCAAGTGATGACAGCATCTTTTCCATACCAGAGCCAAGTTCGATTGGACGACGAGAATCACCGTAGTCAAGGTAAATATCAAGGTCGGATCCTGAGTCATCTGTCTCAAGGGTCACTGTGAAGCCCGTGACTCCCTGGAGGATCTTAGAGATCTCCTCGTTGATCCTGGGGAGCTCATCACGAACAATCAACATCGGAATGCCGTCTTTCCCGTATGCAGAGAGCAACTTGTCATAGAAGTCACGCTTTGCCGTCACTTCATTAAATCTCTCTTCCTCCTCCTGCAGGTTTCGAATCTTCTCTTGATACACAGCCCTTTGGCTAGTTGCCTCAGTAATCGCGGACCTCAGTGACCTCAGCTCTTTCTCAGCCTCAGTCAGGCGACGACGATTTCCTGAGATCGCCTGTGCCTCAGGTGTGTTTGTCATATTCTGCTTCGCATTTTCAAGCTGCTGTCGAAGCTCAATTTCCTGCCTTTGTAGTCTCTCAATGTTGCTAGCTGAGAGCTTCATTCCGGCATCGAGGGCCTGCCTCTCTGATGTCAGGGACTTCTCCCGATTGATAGCATCATTGTACTTTTTCACCTTATCGATTGCATCTTCGATATCATTTGCCCTGAGCGTCGATGTGATCTCCTTCAGAGACTCCTTCAGCGATTCAAGCTTCCTTCGTTGGTCATCAATGAGACGCTTGTCCTTGATAGAGTCTTTGATAAACTTGCAGGTAGGAAAGCTCTCTCCGCAGGGGACTTCACTAAGCTTCGCAACAGACTTCTCCTGACCGCCCAGGATGAGTTTCTCACGATCTACCTGGTGCTTAGTGTCTAGCTCTTGCTTTTCAAGGCGTGAGTGCTCAGTGATCTTTGCATTCATTGCCTCAATTGGAAACACAGCCTTGATCCTCTCGATTGCTGAGAGTTTCTTGAGTGTCTCATTAATTTTCTCGGTGCAAGACACCTGTGACCTTTTCTCCTGCTCAATGGCATTGCTCACCTGTGTGAGCTTTCTATTCATCTCCTGGACATCACTCTCAGTGTAGCCAATCTTTTCAGGAGCGCTCTGCAGCAGTCGATTGATCTGGCCAATCTCGCTCTCTAGCTGCTTAAGCTTCAGGTTGCTCTCTTGTAGGAGCGCCTCTGTGCTATTTACTGATGCAAGATACTCCTGCCGAAGATTACGAAAGTTTCTCTGGGGCATAGACTTTAAGATGCCTTTCAGGGTGACCGTCTCCTCCTTTACCTTTCCGTGAATGGCATCTAGCACCTGGAGATCAAGGAATCGAGAGAGCAGGTTCTTTCGAAAAGTTGCCTTCTCACGAATAAAATTGTTCATCTCCCCCTGGGCTGCAAAGGAAGTGATGAGAAAGTCATCTGGTCCACCGACTAGCCGCCTCAGGATCTTTTCCGAGTCCTTTCGCTGCTCACCTGACATATCAGTGCTTGATTCACCCTGCTCATCAAGTTTTAGCAAGTTGAGATGTGTCGTAGAGAAAACATATCCCTTCTTGTTCGTGTGCCTAACAGTCTGCCTCTCGGCACGATAGGGCACTCCATTGACGCTAAAATTTACCGATGCAAGGCAGTGACCCTTCCGTGTATTCACAATGTGTTGGGCCTTGAGACTTCCCCTGTCTGTCGTGTTGAAGAGGGAGTACATCAGTGTGCCTGGGATTGAAGACTTTCCAATCCTATTCTTGCCAAAGAGTCCCACGACACCTGTAAGACTGCTAAAATCAATGATGTTGTCTTTGCCATAGGAGAAGGTATTTTCCCACTCCATCCTCTCGAGAGACCACTTCTGATTACGAATAACATCGTCCTCGGCGTCAATCTTGCCAAGGATATTCTCGACAACATCACCACACTTCTCCACATCAGAGTCATCCTTCAGGAAGGATCGAAGTAGGGATCGATGCGTCTCAGACTCACGAAGGCTCTTTCGTGTTGTCTCTAGCTTCTCGGTAAATCGGTTGCTATCGGACTCAGTGTCCCACTTCCAGACAATTTCGTGAGCATCGTACTTCTCTTTCAGGTACGATGAGAGCTGCTTGATCTCTTCCTGCAGGAGAGTCTTGCTGGATGAGATCCTGAACCGCGATCCCTTTTTAAGACCATCAAGGGAGTCGATGGTCTCGTCGAGTCCTCCCACCCAGGGAATTGTGACAAAGGGATGGGGTGACTGCAGGAGACGACGCTCGACAGTGAAACTGTCAGGTCCAGAGATATTCCAGAGGAGGTAGCCCTTGTCTTGGGTCTCACCAAAGTTTTGCTGGATGGTCGATCCAGGATAGGCAAATCTCTTCTGCTGATCTAGAAACTGGAACTTGTGGATGTCACCGAACATTCCAAAGTGGCAACCTGCAAAGAGTGACAAGTCATCTTCACCATCGGTAGGAAAATCGGAGTCTGTGAGTGATCCCCGGATTGCACCGTGATAAAGGGCAATGACAACATCACCCTCTCGGCCAACACTTTCCCATCCCTCCTCGTCAAAGCAGGAGAAATTTGCAAAATTGAAACCTGGGATGTGTGAGGGATAATTTCCTGACTTTTTCATCAGGACAATCCTCTCATCTCCCATCGCATCGACAAGAGGGCTAATCGCATCTTGCCTGTCTGGATTGTGGATCAGGCCATCGTGGTTTCCAAGGCAGATGTAAGTCGGCGCAATCTCGGAGAATGACTTTAGCCACCAGGTGAGGCACTCAATAATCTCAGGTGAGATGCCCTGGGTCTTCGTATGGACAATATCACCAGCAATGACAATAGCATCAACCCTCTCCTTTCGGAGCTGCTTGAATGCATCCTGAAATACAGTTCGATACTCCTGGTGACGAGCTAGTCCGCGCCAGTGAATATCAGCAAAGTGTGCAATCTTGTAAGACTTCAAAGCATAGACCCCGAGCTAATGTTTCTAATAAGATGGAAAAGTCTATCATTGGGCTTCCAGTTAGGAGCTAGCCCTATCGCGTCCTGCAGCATTTCAGGTGACATTTCTCCGACATCTTTGTTATCACCTGTCTCAAGCATTCTAACACTCACGCCGTGAGAGAATAGGAGCTTTGCAATATCGTGAGCCTTTTTTCTAACATCCTTGTCCAGCGCTAAGAGGACAGGTGTCTCATTTTCAACGATCCTATGGAAAAGGGCGTGTCCTGATGTCAGTGTGGAACCCAAGAGGCAGGTGGAATTTCCTCCAACAGATATGAGGTCAAAGGGTCCCTCGACAAGTGTCAGCTCTTTGGACCAGTCAATGTCAAGCTCGTTGAAGATAACATCACGCCTTTCAACCTTTGGATTGAGGTACCTCACCTGTGCATCAGCATCGATTGCTCTACCTGTCCAGTAATTGAGGGTACCCTCGTGGTCATAGGACGTGATGATGGCTCGACGACGGCAGCTGCCACGAGTGGCCGTACCAACTCGGTACCTCCAGATCTCCTGCTCACCAATGCCTCTTCCTGCCAAATACTTTCTTGTAG